TCACAAAAATACATGGATCTGAACTTAAAAAGAGGTGATGTCCTTTGCGGTAATATTGTTAAGTGCTACACAGTAACAAAAAACAAATTTTAAATAAAGGAGCAGATATATGCTTATATATGGAGTAATTAAAAATGCCAAACGAGGAGCTTTTGGACTTTGTCTGCATTATAGTTATAACATATTTCATAACTGAAATTCACTGCAATTTACTGCAATCTTTGCACGGAACGTTGATTTTTTTTAGCGCCTCTCCGTGTAATTGAAATACTCTGCGCTGGCTGTACCCCATACTATCAGCAATACCCTTTATGTATTCGCAACTGACAGCGTCGTAGTGGCTTTCCCACGATTGGTATAACAGATATCGCCGTTCCAATATCTCACGCTCTACGGGGTTGTCTATGCCCTCTATGGCTCTTTCTATTTCCAACCTGCGGTCAATCAGCAAATCAACTAATTCATCTGCACGTTTTTCATATTCATCAATTTTCGCAATTGTGTCAGCCAGCTGTGCAGATTTGTCAGAATTGCCACCGCCCGTGCCGTTAAAGCTAGGTGATTTATATTCCAATGCTGACCGCATTTTTTCAGCCTTCGCCAGCGTGATTTTTATTCGCTTGTCAATTTTATAGGCCTGTCCTAAATATTGTTTTGCTGTCAAATTATCACCCACCAATCGTGACGCATATGTTTAATACAGTTGCCGCAAGCCAATACACAGCCATTCGCCAATCCTGTTGAAATGCATATACAACAGCGGCACCGAAGTCCAACATTATCAATAAAATCGGGAATATGTATTTAATCAATTTATCACCTCAAAACTCGCACGGTATGAATTTTCCTGTATCAACTCTCACAGCCTGCAGATAGCTGTCGTAATAATCAGGATAATATTTTTTTATCCACCATTGTTTTTCATCACCTACACCATGCGGCCACCATGTTCCGTCGTGCAGGCTGTTTAAATCGTAAATGCCGTCCATTTTTTCATAGACGGGATTTATCGGGTATCCGGTAACCAACGCTAATGCCAACGCTTCTTCTGCCGTCCATTTTGCAATCGGCTGACAGCGATATGTTCCGTCAGCCACCTGATACACATATCCGTTTTTTGCAAAATTGTATTGCCTTGCACGGCTTTCCGCATTTCTGCACCCCCAAATTATCCCGTCAATATTATTACGTTTCTGATAATCTGATAGCATACGCATTTTCAAACCGTCAGGATATTTCTGACTGCCGTCAAGCACTGCATCCACATTCCAGTCATATTTTATTCTGTCAATATTCAAATTCAGTGTTTCGATGCAATTATTGATATGTGTATCACGGTCAGGCAGTGGATTAGGTGGGTCAGCACATACAACACGGATTTTCGGGTCAATCATCTGTGCCAATATCAATACTGCAGTTCCGTCCTTGCCGCCGCCAAATGATACGGCAGAATTTTTTGTTATGGACAAAAAATATTCTATGATTTTTAGTGCATCGTTAATTTTCTGTTTAAATCCATTTGTGCAGGCTATCTTTGCACAGTCAGTCAGTTTAAATTGATTAGGATTTTCACATTCATACAATCTCATTTGCTATCTCCGAAATTCTGATAAATAAACATCGTCTTTTAAAATTATTCTGTCGCCTGGAACGGCACAATTTTCAGTCCTGTCCAACAGCCAATATGGCGGTCTGCAACGTGATATGTTTTTGTTATTCGTTTCCAGAAAATATGTAGGAATATTCCGTATTGCGTAGCCACGTTGATATACGCAGTCACGCCAATCTAGTTCCGGACGTTCATCAACCGTGTATCCGGTCACTTCGCCGTATCCCTGTTTTCGCATTCCACCGATTGATTTTACCCTGCGTAAATAACGGTGCAGGTCAGCTATGTTACTGGACGATGCCAGGAATTTTACTGATTCGCACGCAACACCATATAATTTCAGCATACAGTCCTTGTCATAGCCTTTTCTTGGTGTCTGCTGTCTGTGATAATACATATAATCATATCCGTCACGGCGTTTCGTTGCATTATCTGTGATTTTATGTGGATTTATAAAATCAGCAGTAGAACAACAGTAGACAAATTGACTTTTACGTTTAATACAGTCGACAGGTATTGGCAAATCCTTGACATCTGACTGCAATGTAAATCTGTTTATTTGTTTATCTTTGTTGTGTGCAGCAGGAGAGACAGCATATAAAATGCTGTCTAAATGTATCTCCATTGTTGCAATAACCGGCGTTGCCACATCAAATGTTATTTCATAAACCATTATGATATCCTCTTTATGAATTCTTTTATAAAATCAATATCTATGTTTTTCAGCTGTTCACAATACAATGCATCGTCCAGCTCATCGTCTGTTATCACAGATACCTGTCCATATCCTCTTGCCAGTCTTCCGCCGACTGTTTTTAACAGCTTGATGCCGTGTGCCAGACAGCTTTTTTCGATTTCCGTTGCCATAGGTGCAAATTCAATTTTGCCGTCAAATTCTGCACCTTCAATAACAACTTCGGTTGTGTACGGCATTGGCTTTATGTCAACATTTTCTGTGTTGATAATATTCTTGTCAACGTGACGTGTCTCGCCGACCTCAGCCAACAAATCGTGGAAGCTTTTATCGTTTGTGCCTAATTCCTTGCATTTTATTTTGAAAAACCCGATATTTACCATTCCATTTAGCATGAACGCATAGCACGCTGAACCTAGTAATGACAGAATAGGCAGTTGCTGACGCAATTCACGCTGATAATTGCAATCAACTGACGCTTCAACGTTTTTTCCTAATGCTCCGCCGTTCCCGATAATTGCATACAGCTTGTCATACTCTTTCTCGGTCAGTTTGTCCTGCAGTTCGTTTACTGCGAAAAATTCACGTGTCAGATTTCTGCGGATGATACCTCTGACGGCATTACCGCTGATAACTGGTATGTCATATATATCGCCGTCCTTGACAATCGGTATTTTTCTAAATTCCATTATGTTACCGGTGTCAACCCCGTCTGTAAATGCTCCGTGTGCGATTGGTGCGTTTGCTTTCAATGTAATGTTCATAGTTAGTCCTTCTTTCTTTCTGAATAAACGATAGATACCAGTAGATGTGTTTCTTTACGGATAACGTCCATAATGTCAGACAACTGATCGTCAGACAATGCAGTTACCATATCATGATAGCCACAGGTGTTACTTGTACCGACTGATTCAGCCAGCTTTGAAACAAATTCATTCGGATCCAGTCGTTTAAAACGGTTTATTCTTCGTTCAAAATAATCACTCCAGAATTGTAATCCGTTCTGAATACGATATTCTGATCCACTAGCAATAGCACCCAGTAGGTTTACTGCGTTTTTCTCTGCTTCGGTCAACATTGTTTCTTCCTCACTTTCATAGATTTTTTTGTTCTTTACGGCAGGCGTATATTTCACAATTAATTCAACCAATCCCGATTGACGTACATCTTTCAGAATTTCATCATCAACATTTTTTACAAATGGGAATTTTGATAACGTAAATATTGAATATTTACCGCTGATTATTTCCGAACGTGGTACGCCGTACTGCAATAAATCTGCGATATTGTCAATTAACTGGTTTATGTCCGTTTTGCGATAGTCAACGATTACCGTCCTGTCATCTGTACCGATTTTTGCAACATCTTTGTTTGAAACCCCTGCATATAGCCAATGATGTTTTTTAAAACTGTATGGTAAAGACAAAACAAATTCGTCCGCAGGATTTCGGATAATATCTAATACTTCCGACCTGTCAATTATCCGATATGTGCCTTTGGCATCTGAATATATCGGCTTAAACCGCATATTTTTGTCATTGTATAAATTCAAACAACTATCACATATGTACTGGCTGGGATTTTTTATCAATGCAGTAAAATCCGTAAATGTTGTTTTTACCGATTTGCTGATTAACTTTGTCGCCCTGTTCAGACCGCAGGAGCAACACAATTCAGGTCCTTCGCATTTAGTACCAATAAATTCTCTTGCGTTCATTCAATCACCTAGCCTTTTCTATGTCTGTGTTTGAATTGGTTGCATATGTATAATCTACTGCTTGCAGGGCAGCCGTACGTCCTGCCGTATCTCTTGCAGTCCTTACAGGACGTTGTCTTAACGCCCTGTTTTTCTTTTCCTTTTCCCATATCTGTGTTCCTCCAATTTATCCAATATTACCAAAATTGCCATTACTACAGCATAAACAGCCACAGCAAATGCGTATATCAGCAATATGGTGAACAGTATTGATTTTATCATTTTAGTCACGCTCCTCTAACAGCTCATAAATCGTCATAGACATTTCCGATGACTTCGACTTCTACATTTTGTGCTGTAGTATCTTCTGAGTTCCATATCATATCCCAAAAACTTATGAAATTATCACACTGTGAAAATTCAAGAGGTATTGTATATTTGCAAGCTATCCCAAATGCACCTAATTCATATTTAACAATTCCTTTAAAGTAATAATATCCGTCATTGTATTCAACAATATCCCCCTCAAAAATCTTCTTGCCGTTCTTGTCGGTTAAGCCTGTATACTGCCCGACGGTTTCGGGGTCGACCTTATATTTGTTCAGAACTTCTTTGTTAATCCAAAATGTTCCGTCACAAATATAATCTTTTCCTGTGTTCAGGTGTAAATAACTTCCTTCAACCCATTCGCCATTGCCTTTTCGTTTTCCTCTGAAAAGTATTTCACGCATTGTCATCATTTCTTTCCCTATTATTTAACCTTTCCAATGCACCTATGAGCACATTAGAAAAATCATAAAATCCATTTTTGTAATCGTCTGATACACCTTCCTTGAAATCTGCCTCTTTGACCAGTTTTTTAATAATTTCGATTACAAGATTCAGACCATCGATTTTTACGGATAAATCTAATTTTGGCATTATTCATCAACCTCCAAAACAATGAGATAGTCATTTTCCGAACAGCGTGTTATGGAAATTAACCGATATCCTACGGAGAAAAAATTATTAAGATATTCTTCCAACCTTCCAGGGCGAAAGCTTACAAGTCTTGCAATTTGTTTAGCCATTTTCTTCACCGTCCATCTTTGCACCACTTAACAATTCCCTATTATGTAATTCTCTCCACCTTAAAGTAGATTTAGGAATATTATATTTGTCACTACACTCTGATAAGTGTTGAAAACTTTATATCCTTTCATTACTATTACTCCTTTACTTTTTATTATTTCGCCATATAATTTCCACAATATTTGTTATCGTCAGAACGCTCTGTACACGTTCTACTGCAATTAGTGCAGTTATGTATTAACCCACCTTTAATTCTTGCAATCTGTCTGTTAATCTTATAATCTTGCATTTTCAGAAACTGTGCTGTTTCCTCGTCGTTCAATACTTGCCGCATTTGTTCAATCATAATTGAAACGTCTGCCAATTCTTCAATAAAATTGCTTGATATTTTTTCACCGTTCCTTTTCATTTTTGAAACCGATTGAATTAATTCAGCACATTCCTCGACTAATATTTCACGCTGATCTTCAAAACCGTAATGCTTTAAAATCTGTAAACACGCTTTTTTTAATTCCTCAGTCATTCATTTTTCCTCCACTTCAATCTTTATATCGTCTAAATCTATATGATACTTTTCTTTCAGCTCTGCGATAATGTCATCGTTGTCATACTGCTTTCCGAAAACCTTCAGGCTGTCCATATAGTCAACGTTTTCTTTGAACTGTTTCAACCGTTTTTCCCCAAAACCGTAGCAGGTCCGCAACGTGTACAGCACTTTCGCCATTAACTGTTTCGATATGTCCTTTGCGACTGTTCTGTACACTTCCGGATACATCTCACTCAGACCGACCTGCCATTCTTTACGGGTTAATGTTCGTTTATGTGCTTTCATTGTTAATCGCCTCGTCTAATCCTAAACCGCACAATGTCTTGTACAGCTTTTGGCAAACCTTGCATCCGTCATTTTTTATATTCTGAAATTCCTTTGCATATACCTTATGTACTTCAACTTGGTGCTTGTACATCGAATAGTTGTACATATTATCAATAAATGCTTCGGTTAACTGCTGACGTTCCTTTTGTGCCTGCGTTTTTTCAATTCTGCCTGCACGATATTCTTTGTATAAATATCTTAATGACAAATAATACAATTGCTCCGGCTGTTTTAAATCGTCAGGCATCGGCAATCCTTTGGCAGCTTTGATATTCAGCTCATCAGCCTTTTGATTGATATCATTTTTAGTAATCATTCGGAACGTCCTCCAGATAATATAGAATCGTATTTACTGTCTGATCAAACCCATAGCATACAGCACACATATATCCTTGCTCTGTCAGATTTTCCAGCCACCAATTTTGGTCAGCAGATACTTCGCCTTTTTCAGTTTTCATTTCAATGAACAAACCATTATATCTTCCACTTGCAACAGGCAGAAACAAATCAGGAACTCCTCGCTTTACACCCATTAATTTCAGCTGCTTTCCTTGTCTTGCATCACATTTACGTTCATTTGGAATGTGAAACAATAGCTTTAAACACGGATACTTGTTTCGAACCGACGCTTGTTGTGTCCACTTTATAACATCTTTCTGAATGCTGCTTTCACTTCTTGCCATAATCAACCCACCAATCTGTTCAGTATCTGACTTGCCTGCATTTTTGTTAAATTATCCAAGTCAAAATCGCTTTGGGAGAACACCTTTTTACCTTTGCGTTTAATCAACCGTATTTGCTTTTCGGTGGCAGGCGATTTTCCCCACTTTTTGACTGTGTTCAAATCCCAAATATATTTGTTGTTGCTGTAACATGCCTGCAGAACTTCATATGCTTTGTCCAATGCTTCCTGCATATCTATTTCATGGCCCTCGAAAATTGTCATTCCTAATTCATTCTGACACGGTATAACTAATTTCTGACGATCCGGAAGGATGCAAACTAAATCGCCGTTAGGTTTTTTGAACCAGTTAACATCATGAGTGTTGTATTTTTGTTCCTGAGCCCACAAATCTACTATCTGTGTATTCTTTATCCACGACTGCGGACAATCTGACGCCGCTTCCGCCTTTTCAGGCAATTCGAACAGCATGCCCTGAACCTCATCTTGTCTTGCCTGCGGAATATACGAAATATCAATTCCCAGCAATGACGGTGCAGTACATAGGCTTGCCTTTCCAGTAACTCCCACGCAGTCAATCAGAGTGAGCTTGTCTTTGCTTGGGTATAATCTTAGCCCTCTTCCAACCATTTGTGTGTACAGGCTGTCAGACTGCGTTGGACGGGCAATTATAACAGTTTCGACCAGTGGAATATCTGTGCCTTCCGTGAACACCATGCAATTAACCAGACATGGTATTTCTCGGTTTGTAAATTTCTGAATTATTTCAGATCTGTTTTTAGTAGATCCGGTAACGACTTCCGCCCCCGGAATACGTTTTGCAATTTCATTGCATTGCTCAACAGATACTGCAAATATTAGCGTTGCACCGTTCGCATGTTTTCTGTATGCTTCTGCGATAGCATCGGCAGTTCCGTCCATAGCTTTTTCTAACTCCCCCGGAGCATAATCACCCAAACGTGTATGTACTGCTGATAAATCATAACCAATATCACAGCGTTTGCAGAGGATATCACATAGATATCCGTTTTTTATGCCCCAACGTAAATCACGTTTGAATATTATCTCATCAAATACATCATTTAACCTTGCTTTGTCTGCTCTGTTCGGCGTTGCTGTAAATCCTAATAGCTGTCTGGGCTTAAAATGCTCTATGACCTTTTTGTAGCTCTTAGCGGCAGCGTGATGTGCTTCATCAACTACAATAATATCAAAATCATCTTCATTGAATCTGTCCAGCCTGTGTGTCATACTTTGAACGCTTGCCGATATGATTTCTTCGCCATTTGACCGTTCCTTTGACATTTCAACACCTTTAGTACAGTTGAAATATTTCAATGGCTGCTTAACCAATTCTTCACGGTGCGACAATATCAGCATACGTCCTTGTCGCTGTATGTTTGCAAATGTAACTGTCTTGCCCAACCCTGTTGCCATTTGTATCAGATATCTGCCTTGACCTTTGTCCGATATCGTATCAATACACTCTTGTTGATAATCTCTTAGTTTAATCACTTGTCGATTGTCCTCCGCTTGTTTTATTTCATCTCTTAATGTCATTTTTAATCACTCCTTTTTTGACAACTGTCCCACTGTCCCACTAATTCGCACAAATTACATATAAGGGAAAATATTTTTAATTTTATGTTTTATAATTCAACATATAATATAATAAATACTCTTATATACACAGTGTATGTCTGGGGGTTTGCGTGGGACACTTTTGCAAAAAATGCTTACGGTTGCCTATTCTACGTGGTTTGCGGCTGTCCCACTACTGTCCCGGAGTCCCGCTTTTTTTAAAAAGGCACTCCGTCTTTGTCCTCGTATGTAATGTCAGCGTCTGACATATCATCATCTGATAGTCTTATGGCATAGCATCGGCATCTCAAACCGTTAATTGTTCTCTTGACAGTCATTCGTCCTTTTGATATATCGTCCGAGCCCTGCGTCAACGAAAGCTTCCCATTTTGTTTCAGCCAGCTTAGTAATGCTCTGCTGGAAAATCCCTCATTTTCAATAACACGTCTGAACACGTTTGCTATTATGTATACCCATTCTCCGTTTTCGGAAATCTCGCCATAGACATCTGAACTGCTGTCATTGTCAGACCTGAACTTGTTAGAATTCTGAACGACCCAGTCGCAAATAAACCTGTATCCACGTTCACCCAGTGATACATTTGCTTTTGTCTGCAGGAACTGGGACATTTCCTGTACCGTCAGCGGTGGCAAATCTTTGAATATGTGTTCACTTACCAACTTGTCGGCAGTTAATATAATAGCCGCCGCCATTGATTGCTTTTCTGTAGTATCCGTTTTAGATAATTCTGCGAAATATTTTTTGTAAATGTCATTCAGATCACTGTCTGAATATTCGTCCAGCAATTTCAAAAACATTTTTCCTGCAAATCCGTAATTGTTTTTTACACAATTTGATACCTCAATGCCGTTTTTGATTACGGCATTACCATTGGTACATTCAATATCAATAACCCTGTTGACAGCTCCTGCGCCGCTGGAAGATGTAGTCAATGGGCTTTCGCCTGTAGTAATAATGCAGTTCGCCCACGTTGGTGTCCTGTCAATACCGCCGTTTTTATTTCCCCTAGTACGACCTACGCCCTGCGATAGCGTGTAAACATCGAAATTCAAACGTCCGTGGCTGTCTTTGGCTAGCTGTAATTCATCAATCAGGAATGGCAGATTATTTAAAAATGCCGCCGTGCGTTCGTGACCGACCTGCGTTGCGTTAAATGTCTGAATGTATCTGCCCATTGTCGGGTCACCCCAAACAGACGCAGCTAACATCAGTGCAACTGTTTTTCCTGTTCCACTGTCAACACCCCACAAATGTACGAAAAATGGAAGTCCACCGATGTGAGATAGTAGTACGCTGGCAAATGACGCTGACAGAACAATTCGTGCTGTCAGACTGTCTTTCCTGCATTGCTTTGCAGTTGTGAACCACTTTGTGACATCTCCATGTTCTTTGATGGCATCAAAAATCTGCGTGTAATTTGCATCGCCGTCAAAAATCAAACCGTCAACGAACGGTGAAAATCCTTCGTTCCCAATGTAGCCTAATCTTGAAACAGATTTTCGGATTGGAATTTCATTTTGGTTTAGATTTTCAACGTCCTGCAAATACATAACCAAATACTTTGCTGTTTCGCTTGTGACATCAATTCCAACTGTCGCTAGCTGTACAATTTTGCGAGAATTGCACAAAATCTCTTTGCTGAATATCTTATTTCGCCATACATTGTGTTTTTTGTATGCAATATTCAGTTTTTCTTCTCCGGTATCAATGTTTATCAGCACTTCAACCGGAAGAATAGGAATATGGCATGCATATATTTCTTCATAGCCGCTAGAATACCTGATGCCAGTATCATCGCATAGCCACCGTCCTGCTTCCAATTCGATTGGTTGCCCTGAAAATTCGGTAGGATTTGGCAACGTCTGTGCAACGCCAAGCTCAGTTTCTTTTAGCATTTTCAAATATCCCTTGTATGCACCTTTGAATTTACCAAAACCAGCTTTTATAGCCTGCATTGACATTCTTTCAATGGCTCTTATATGTTCAAAACTGTTACTATGATATTTATAAACCTCTTCATATGGTGCAGTAGTATTCATGAAATCATCATATGTATAGTCTTTCACCACTTCCACAGTTGCTTTTTCAATCTCTTCGTCTTCATGATTATTAATGTTCATCACCTTCTTTCCGTTTCAAAATGCTCGGTTAACCACCACTCTAGGTAGTCACGCTTTTTCAATGCGTCAATAAATTGCTGATGCACGAAATCATATTCTGATTTTGGTTGGAAATTAAATAAATCCTGCTGAACCTGTCTAAACTCCGCAGCTTTTTCAAAATACTCTTTGTCACGTTTTTCTCTCTCGGCTTTTTCTTTTGCTCTTTGCTTGCGGATTTTTTCAGCTTCGCCGGCAGGAGTTTTATTATTTTTGAAATCTGTGTAAATTCTGAAGTCTGAACTAATCTTCAAAATAGCCTGTGGGAATGTCAGGTTAAAATATTCCATAACAAACTTAATTGCATCTCCATGTACTCTGCACCCATAACAATGATAGTCTTTTTCATATACTTTAAAACTTGCCGTCTTTTCGTGATGAAAAGGACAACGCATAAAGCCTGCTCGATTAATTTCAAATCCGTACCCCTGCAACAACTGTCGCATTGTTATTGCCGACTTTATTTGCTCTGCTGTGCCGTTCATCAGAATGGCACTACATCATCAGACAGTTCTTCAAAATCTTCCGGAATATTATTGCTGGCTGTACTGGCCTGTGTCTGAACCGCTTCGGCATTTGGCATTTTTATAACAAACTCGCAAACTAAATTTTTATATTCTTTTCCGTCGTCCGACCTGTTGATTTCGATTTTCCCGATGCATAAAACATGATCAAACTTTTTGAAATTCTTAGCCACTCTTGCCACTTCATGCCAGCATTTACAGTTGCACCATATGGCAATAGGTTTCTCCTCGCCATCAACATTTTTCTCACCGCATTTGACACCAAAAGTGGTAAATGATGAATTTTTTTCTCCCACAGTGCGGTAGTCGGCATCATTCGGAAGAATGCCACTAACCATTACTGATCCGTCAGCTAATTTACATTGCATAATGTTATCAGTCCTTTAAATTAATATCTCTGTAATCAACAATTTTTGTTATTACCTTTGTTTCTTTGCAGTAATCGCACTTTCCGCAACGCTTAGGAATTTCTTTTCCTTGTTTGATAGCGTTGAACCTCGGTGCGTTTTCCTGTACAAATTCCAAACATTCGTCAAGCCTTTCCTGCGGAATGTTTATTAACTCAATATCCGGAACATCTTCTTTTGTTATTGCCGCTATAAAAAACGGCAATCTAACGCCTGTTTTCTGACGTACCAATTCTTGATAAATTGCACCCTGCAAATCATATCCCCAGTATTCTACAAATGGTACACGTTTGTGTTCTTGGCTGTCCCATACCGGCTCGAAATCTCTTACAGTTTTTAAATCTACAATACATTTCCCTGCATGGTAGCTGTCCACTTTGCACTTAAATGGCACGCCTATTATTTTACCGGTGAAGATAACCTGTTTTTCTCCGGACATATACTTAGTGAACATCTTATCTCGGCTAGCTCGGGATATCATATTTTCAGCCTTGACATATTCAGATTTCAGACTGCCGTCACGTTTGAAAATCTCGGGGTGCTTTGCCTTGAAGCTTTCCTGCGTTCCCTCAAAGAACGCATCAACATATGAACCTATAAGCAATGCATTTGTTGCAGGTTGTCTGTAATCTCCGTTGATTTTCGCTAACGCAGCACTTTCACAATGTAGAAAATCTTTGAACTGCGAATAGCTCATGAAATATTTGTTTGCTTCGCCGATGTAGTAATTCTGCTTGCTAATTTCCATGTACTCACCGCCTTACAGAACGTCATCGACAACTCTTGCGGTCGGCTCGGGTGCAATGTCTTCTGCTTCTCCCTCAATCTGACAGCCCATTAATAGCTCAGGGCAATATACTCTTGCAAAAAATGCCGCCGCTCTGTATGCCAACATTTGCTCTGGCATCGTCTGCCATTTTGATGTTTCTTTTCCATACTTGTCTTTCTTGGACCACCAGCCCTCAGCTTTTGCCATTGCTATTGTTATAGTAGTGCCTTCCAGCACGTCTCCGTCTTCGTCAATAGCTTTTATGTAGCAGCCACGCTCATCTGTGCCTTTGGCACCTACATATATAACCTTAACTTTTTTGTATTTATTCCGTAAAAATGTCATACATGCCTGTCCGCTCCATGACGGCTTGCCTTTGACAACATACAAATTCTGCATAACCATCATCGGACTTACGCCCATACGGCTTGCCATATCAACAGCAACAGTTGTGTCTTCAACATTGTCCTGGTATGCAACGGGTATAATCTTTGCTTTGCACAGAACCTTAGCTATTTTATAACTTTCCGCAAAACTGTCACGGAAATTACTGTTGTGGCTCAGCTGTACCTCTAGCTTAGATGAATCCTGCTTTTCTGCTGATAGTTCATTTTTGATTTGCTCTTTTTCTACATATGCAACCGCATTCTTAGCACTTACATCGTTTTCAACAACGTCAATTACTTCTTCCATTTCTCACACCTCCCCGTACTGCCTATGAAATCCCAGCATTTCCGCTTTTTCGTGAAAATCTAGGTTGTCAAATTTTTCTTCGATAACGTCAGTTATGCAGTTATCGCATATCTGATACAGACTGTCTTCGTCAATCCAACAGTCTTCATAGCTGTGTATCTGATCGTGGCAAATATCGCATTGTTTGCTAGTCATCGCCGTCACCTGCTTTCAGCCCGATAACATCTAATGCAGCGTGAACATACCCCAGTATGTAATCATCACCGTCAGCGCATTCGGCAATTCTGTCGCCGATATTTAACAGCGCCTCTTGACAAATCTTTAATTTTGCTGTATCATTTAATTGTGAAATATTATCATCTTTTGAGCTTGTATCGTTGGCAGACGGTGCAGGCTCTTTTTCTGCTCCTACGAAATTATCCAAAATAAACTTCGCAAAAATCTCTTCGCACACTGGTTCACTTTTTGTGTATTCACAGTTTTCGCAGCTTTCTCTTCCAAGGCAACACTTTGCCAATTCAATTATTTCTTTTTTATCCATTCTTTCCAACTCTCCTTTTAATGCTAATAATCCAGTTCTTTATAGTTTGAGATGTCACGCTGAATTTTATTGCTAAATCATCAATTCTATATCCTTGGTTGTACAATTCATACACCTTTTTCTTCGTGTTGAAATTTTTCTCAACGCCCTTGACGATTTTATTTATCTTTTTCGGATAAATGTCCAGCTCGGCAGATATTTCATTAATATTCTTGCCGTCCATATAGCGATTTTTTATGTACTCTTCCAGCTCGGCAGTTATCTGCGTTGGCTCTTTATGCTTGATAATCGGAAATGGTTTTAATCCGCAATATTTTCGTATACAGTTAACAGCCCGATTATACTCGGCACATTCATCATTTGTTAATTGCAACATATTCTTCACCCCTTTCTGCAATATTTAATAGCACCGTTGATACCGTCAACGGCTTTTTTCATATCCTTGCGGTGTTGTTTCTGCATATCCTCTTTCAGGTCGTGCAGTCGCATTGACTGTATAATAGCAACAGTTATCAGCGTCACAATTATAACTGCACTCCAGCCTCGAAAGAACACACCAGCCACCAGTACCGCTGCCATCCAGCCAACTGTAATCAGCAAAATATTTAAAATATCCTTGTCTTTTTTCAATTTAATCACCCCTTTCATTCACCGTTTTTCAGAAAGAAATCTGACGGCTTTACACGCAGGTATTTGCACATTTTTCTCAAATCACCCACCGTGATACGGTCGATATTGCCAATCCATTTGCAGATTGACCCTTGATTTCTCCCGACTGCTTTCGCAATTTTCTCCTGCGTTGTGCCTAACTCAGCGATACGTGATTTCCAATATCGCTCCGCTCGGTCCGCGAATGTTACTTTGTGTGCTGGCATATTAATCACTCCCTTACCAGTTCATATGCCTGGACAACGCTGCCAGGAAAACTCATTTTATGCTCCTTAGCTGCTTTTGCAGCCTCTTTCAACGTTCTGAACGAGCCTATAAAAATGCAGTGCTCTGTGTCCGTTTCGTCATACACTTCATACATTGTGTCGTCCGTATATGTGCGTTTTACTTCCTCGTTGATTTTCATAATAATTACTCCTTTTCTTGATGTTGGTTATGGAATGCCTGCTTTACCGTCTGAATGTTGCAGCGCTCAGGCGGTTATTTTTTTGCTATGATTTCATCAATAGCATTCTGAAAAGCTTCTCTGTCTGCTTCTGAAAGTTCATGACGCATACGGCGTATAATTGTATTTTCATGCACTCCCAATTTGTCGGCTATCTGCCAATATGGAATTTTATTAGCTTTCAAAGCTTTTCTGAGTTCTGAATTTGCCATAAATATCACCCCCTTTTCTTGTTATTGGCGGTAATCAATTCTAAGATTTTTCAAACAAAAATCTGATATCATATTCAGGGAAAAGATTATCCCTTACCTCAAAAGCTTCCCCAACCGTAAAATTGCGGTCGTTAAGCTTTGTACGAAATGTTGCTTCTGGCATATTCAACAGTTTAGCCGCCGCTGTAGTTGATATGCCTTTTTTGTTAAGACTATCGCTTAGATTTTTATACATGTAATCATCTCCTTTTGTCGCTTTAATACGCATTTGCGTACCCTATGTCTATATTATACACGCATTATCGTACAATGTCAAGTGGTTGTGTACGATTTATCGTATTTTTGTATATATTTGTATAATTGCATAAAACTAATTAAATAATTTGTGCAACTTTACAAAAATAATATATTTGTACGCATTTTCGTATTTTTGTATTGACATATATTTTAAATAGTATTATAATATACATAAAGGAGGTGAGATTATGAAGTTTGGCAAGCTTTTAAAAATTCGAATGTCAGAAAAGGGAATTACAAATCAAGCTGAATTTGCAAACAAGATTGGAATTGCTAAATCCACGTTAAATAGCATGATTAACAGAGAAACTAACAATGTTGATATTGATGTTTTCTTTAAAATTTGCAAAGCCTTAGATTGTAATCCTGATGAATTCTACTATAGTTCACAACAGTCCTTCAAGATGCCGCCATCATTTGTAGAGAAATATGGTTATCTTGATGATTACGGAAAAAATACAGTAAATGCAGTGTTGAACGAAGAGTATATCAGATGCACAGCTCCGGAAGAACCTGAATGTGAAACCATTGAGCTTCCATTCTCTACACTTAAAGCTAGTGCTGGATTGGGAGATTATCTTTTTGAAGAATACTTTGATAAGATTGAGGTTAAGCGGACTGAAGAATCCGAACAGGCATCATTTGCGATTGAAGTTGACGGCGACAGCATGGAACCTAATTTTTCAAACGGCGATATAGTTTTAGTAAAAGGCACGCCGAATGTTGACATTGGAGATATCGGAATATTCATAATTGATAATCAAGGGTATATAAAAGAACGTGGGGAAAGTGAATTGATATCGCTTAATGATGATTACCCTAACATCAGACCTTCCGAATTTTCAGAATGCAGAGCCATAGGAAGAGTAGTTGGAAAAGCTGAATTTTAACAAAAAATAGCCACAGCCCTGAAAAATATCAGGGCTTATGGATGCTATTATAGATATAGGAGAATGTTTATGAAAAAATATATATGTCCCAAGTGCGGTGGCAGGTATGATAGACCATACTGTGGAGAATGTGGAGAGCCTATAATGTTATCAAGCTCGACAATAGTTGAAGAACCAACGCAAGAAGAAATAAAACAAAAGAATGCATCAATGTCTGTTATTATTGCTCAGCAAAATTCGGCGATGCGAAAACGAAAAACTATTATAATTGCATTGATTTTAGTTATCATATCTCTTTTAATTTTCATTATTTTAAATCATAGTAAAGGCGATGAATCATCTGAATCTTCGTCCGAAGCAGTTGGTGCTTACGCTGATAGTTCAAGCGAATCTGAAGATTATGATTATAAAGACAGTGACCTTGATGTTACAACAACTACCACGCCTGCTCCCCAAAGACCAACATACAAAAAAGGTGAAGAAATATGGATAAAAGGATATATTAGTGATTACTCAGACAAAAAATTAGTCGTCACAGACAACGATGGACTTGAATGGAATATAAATTGTGAAAACATAGGAGATTTTGATAAATTATTCGGACTATCATATATGATTGACGTAACAGTTTGGGGAAATGTAATTAACAGTAATTCTGTCAAATTTTCTAAAATAGAAATTGACGGTACTAAGTATAATATAGATAGTTTTGATTATGGCAAGCAGAATTGTCTGCAGGACGCAAAGTCATATCTAACCGCTTTAAGCGGAATGTCTGAAAAAAGTCTAAAGAAACAATTAGAATACGAAAAATATACCAAAGAACAGATTAATTATGCACTAAAACATTGTGGAGCAAACTGGAAAGAACAAGCTTTGAAAGCTGCCAAAAGTTATCTTAAGTCATTATCATTATCAAGGGAAGAATTAATTGCACAGCTAAAATATGAGGGATTTAATGATGAACAAATAAATTACGCCATGTCAAAAATCGGCTATTAAATAACAAATCGTATAAAATATAGCTGAGGGGATATTATGGAGAACAAAAGACTATACAAAATATACAATGTAGCTATATGTGTATTGGCAATAATGTCAGTTGTATTCGCCATATTGGATTTGGTTCAGGGTCTGAACCGGGTATGTCAGATATGTGATACAGTCATATACTGGATATTTGTTGTCGATTATGTTGTTCGGTTTATAATTGCTGACGGAAAAATCAAATTTGTGAAATCAAATATTTTCGATTTAATAGCAATTATACCGTTCAATTCTGCGTTCAGGATATTCCGAACGTTCAAAATTTTTAGAATGGCGAAATTATTCAAATTGTTCAAATTGGCGAAAATCGGGTCACTGTCTGCCAGATGTCTGAATAAAACAAAACGGTTCTTCAACACCAATGGATTTAAATATGTGTTAATGATATGTGCAGGTGCAATAGTTACCAGTGCCGTGTTGATGACATATTTTGAACGTATGAAATTTACCGACGCATTATGGTGGGCATTTGTAACTGCAACAACTGTGGGATATGGTGATTTGTCACCAGCCACAGGAATGGGACGCATTATAGCATCACTGTTAATGCTGGTTGGCATAGGTCTGATAGGTTCGTTAACCAGCAGTATCACATCATATTTTATGAATGACAGTCAATCTGATTCCTGCGATAATGATAAAATTGATATGGTACTGACGCTGTACGAAAAATTATCAGATACCGAAAAATCAGAATTTTTAAAAAAAATAAAAAAATAGCCGTCCGAGTACTGGCAATACCCGAACGGCAGAAAAGAAGTGATGTAATATAGACTTTACTTTATTATATCACATCTCTCGGAAAATTTCAAGAGGAGTGATTGAAATGGCAACGGCAAAAAAACTGAAAAGCGGAAATTACAGGGTCCGTATATATGACAATAATACGAAAAAATACAAATCATTCACCGCACCGACCAAGCGTGAAGCGGAACGGCTGGGAACCGAATGGCTGATCACACGTCAAGTAACGCATAATGATGTTAAAATTAGTGTATCTGATGCCGTCCAGCAGTATATTGACAGCAAAGACGGCATACTAAGTCCGTCATCAATCAGGGCATATGACATTATCAGACGTAACGCATTAAACGACATTGCAGATGTTATGATTGACAAGCTGACAGAAAAGGACCTGCAACTGTGGGTCAGTAGCAATGCAAGAAACTACAGTGCTAAGTCTGTTAAGAGCCAATATACATTAGTTGTAGCAACGTTAAAGCAAAATAAAATAAAGCTGGACTATGATAGCATATTACTGCCCCGGATCCGTAAGTATGAGCCACTAGTGCCAACAGAGGAGCAAGTGTCAAAGATATTGCATTTAGTAGAAGGAACAAGCGTTGAATTGCAAGTGACAATGGCATTGACGCTAGGTTTGCGGCAGTCTGAAATAGCCGGTCTGAAGTGGTCTGACTATGACGGTACCTGTCTGTATATCCACGCTGCCAAAGTGCCGAACAAAGATAATAAATATCAATATAAAAACAGCACGAAGTCAAACGCAAGTACAAGAGTGATTGAAGTCGGTGCGCTATTGAAAAAACGGCTGGACAGAGCCGAACACAAGTCTGAATTTATCAGCACAATGCTGCCGTCGTCAGTTTTAAGAAAATTCCAGCATATCTGTGAAAGAAACGGACTGCCGAAGTTCACAATGCACGCACAGCGACATTGCAATGCAAGCATGATGTTAATGCAGGGCGTGCCTGATAAGTACGCAATGGAACGTTTGGGACAGTCATCAAACAATATGATAAAAGATATCTACCAGCACACATATGACAAAAAAATGAAAGACGTGTCACAGACTGTTTCTGATACGTTTTCTAAAATATATGACACAAAATATGACACGAAAAATTAAAAACATCGTAGAATTGGGGGTTGAAAGCACATTGCACGAAAATTCAAATCTCTCAATCCGCGCCACACAGAAAGCTGCGTATTTACGGAAAACCCCGTAGGTACGCGGTTTTTTATTATTTGCAGTTGGAATAAATTATGCCTAAAACGCAATAAATATGCCATAAATCATAATATATATGACACGAAATATGACACGAAATGTTCAGCCATTCAGACTGACCTATTATTTAATATTGTAATTTTGCACAAATTTTATGCTTTAAGTTTGTGCAATATTTATTTCAAAAACTCTTGACATATGCACTCACTGGGTGTATAATATAATCAAGGAAAGAGGAAAGAACCTCTTAAAAAAGAAAGGATTTGATTTTATGAAAAAGTATTTTGCAAAAACTAATGGATTTGAGTGTGTATTGTTCGTTGATGAAAATGGTAAGGCTTTCGTTGTTGATGAGAACAATTTTGATGAAAGATTGACTGTTGAAGTTGCTAAGAATGCAGACTACAGCAATTTTGAAGATTGTGAAACTGCCGAAGAATGTGCACAGGCAATTGGAACATCAGAAGCATTTGAAAGTGTTATAGATTTCAATGCTGATGAATATGAAGAACTGGTTGAATTCTAATGGCTGTTTACGATAACCGAGTTTGCAAAGAATGCGGCAAAACATTTTCGGGCGGTCCACGAGCGTGGTACTGCCCGAACTGCAGAGCTGTAAGGCAACGTGAGCAAAACAGGAAGCATAAGCAAAAGAAGCCAGAGCGTCCATTGGGTAGTATTGACATTTGCCAAAATTGCGGAAAGCCGTACCGAGTAGCTAGTGGATTGCAGAAATATTGTCCAGATTGTCAGGAGGAAATGCACAGGAAGCTAGACAATGAGAAATCCACAAGATATTATCATAATGTCGTGGCTGCGACTGATGAAGGTATGCAGAAAAAACACGAGACAGCAAAAAAATCTAGAGAAAGAAGCAAAGAAAAAATAGCGGAAACTAAAAGAGAATACTATCAAGACAATAAGGACGTTATAAATAGTAAAAGAACTTGCCGTGCTGAAAAAGACAGAATAATAAAAGTGTTCGAAGAAACGCACAGCATAAAAAAAACGACTAAGTTAACGGTTTTTTCCTGGAACAAAGTTGTTAAAACATTGTCAACGGAAGGTATCATCATTAATGAAACCCACCAACAGATAATGGATTATTATAATGCAGGCAAGTCACCGGAAGAAATTTCCGTTGCGATGAATATGAATGTGAACGTCGTTAAATCATATTTGCCACGTTCGCGACCTGAGCAAGGGACGGTAAAACCGTCTGAAAATTCGTTAAGGATAAGGAAATGCCGAGAAAAGAAGAAGCATAAAGGAGAGAACAATGAATATTAAAGAAATGCGACAGCGTACTGGGCTGTCGCAAGCAGATTTCTCCATGGAACTGGGTATTCCCTGGAGAACGGTTCAGAACTGGGAGCTGGGCACCAGGGCCTGCCCGGAATATTTAATTAAATTGATAGATTACTATTTGAATAATAGCAATTTATACAAATCATAAAAAACCGCCGCCCTCAAAACGAGAGCGGCTATTTTTGTGACTATTTTATTTTTAGCTTCTGCCCAACACTGATAATGTTGGGGTTTTTTATATTGTTGTCTTTGGCAATCTTAGTGACTGTGGTGTGGTATTTGTTGGCAATGTTTGACAACGTATCGCCTTTTTTGACAGTATATGTAACATTTTTGTTTTTAGACTGCAAAATGCGGTTGACTTCCGCCTGCACCGCTTCGTAGTTGTATCCTGCCGCTTTCAGTTTTTTCTGACGTGTCGGACCGTTGCCCCATTTGCCGTCAAGAACTTCCTGTGCCAGCTGTGTGACAGTCTTTTTGGCAGATGTTGTCTTTTTTGTCGCAGGTTCGTTGTATCTCAATACATAATTCCAGGGATACGAATAATATCCACATGTATGTATTTCTCTGCCTGTCTGGTCGCCTGTTCTGCCACCAGTTATTCCGCCTTTTTCGTTAATTGACGCCTCAACGATTTTGCCATTGCCAATGTACATAGCGGTGTGATGTACTGTGTTTAGCAATATATCGCCTTTCTGCAATCCAGCACCTGTGTATAGGTTGATTTTTGACGTAACGTCTTTAAAACCGCAGTTTTTAAAAATGCCGTACATGTTGCCTGTGTATGTAGCACCCTTTGACTTCACCGGCACGCCTGCCTGCTGATATGCAGATATAACCAGCGATGAGCAGTCATAATCCCTGCCCCAGCGATTAATTTGGTCGTAACCGTGTGAATTGTCGTTAGCAATATTAATTGCCCATTTTACAGCCTTATCGATTTTTTCACCCATGATTATTCCTCCTCGACTTCCGGCAATCCTGCCACTGATGTTAATATAGACAATATTCCTGCCAGTGCTGACGCTGACAGTACTGCTATCCAGTTTACGTCACCCATTACCGCAGATGTGCCGATTGTAGCAACGGCAGTCTGAGCGACTGTTTTTACGGCTCTTATGCCTGCGGCTTTCAGCCATTGTTTAATGTTTTTCATTTTTCAACGCTCCTTCCAGGTCTTCAATTCTGTGGTTTGCCACTTTCAAATCTTCCGACAACACTGCCGTGATTTTTTCAATGTTATATTGCCGTTCAATCAGATGATTATGCTTGTCGACTTTATTTTCCAGCTGTGACAGGCGGTATTTCATCAGATTGATACCGCCGAACGTGCCCAGTGCTGTTCCAACCAATGACAATATTGCGACTAAAATTTCACTTGACATTTTTACACCTCCTCGTTTTCAGTCTTCGGTACTTCTGATATGTCAATTTCCTGCCAGTTAGCGATATCTTCGTCCTTGCCAAGATAAACTACAGTTGTATATACCTCACCGTTGGTCAGAACTTTGCCCTCGTCTGCGATAATCATTCTAGGGTTTAAATATGTAATTTTAATCATAATAATCATCTCCTGTTTATGCTAAGTTCCAGTTTTTATTGGTTGCGATTTGTTTTTGTTCATCAGTCAGCTTTGCAAGATTGGTACTGCCGAGTGTTAATGTTTTTGCTGTATCATCTGTAAGGTCTTTCAAGTTTTCAAACATCGCTACCATGCAATCAACTGTTAATGGACAATCTGTTAGTTTAAGTCCTGTAGCGTTGAAATCAGTACCCAACACCACATTTGAAAGACTTTTGCAAGAATCAAATGTATTACTGCCTATAAAGACCAATGTATTAGGCAATTCTATACTTGGCAATGATATTGCACCTGCGAATACCTGTCCTTGGTCTCCAGATTGATTAGTTCCAATAGTTTGAATTTTCGCTGGCAATTTTATATATTTTAATAAACGGCATTTTTGGAAATTATACCATTTTAAATCCTTAACAGCGTCTGGTAATTCAATACTTTTTAATTTCTGACAAAACATAAACGCTCCGTTACCAACTGTAGTGACTGCGGCTGGAACCACAACACTTTCAATAATGCTGTCTCTGTAAGCGTTACTGGGGATATTGTTACTTCCGTTTGTTATTATAGCATTTTTTTTGTATGCACATCCATAATTAGATATATATATTCTGTCATCCTGAAGTTCTGAAATATCGTTCTTGTTCTGTTGTATTTGTGTTGAATTCTGAGTTATTTCAGCGGCTTTTTCTTCTGCGGCAATTTTCGCACTTTCAGCAGCTGCTGCAGATTGCTGTGCATTTTCTGAATAGACTGCTGCGTTATCCGCTTGTTCTGCCGCCGCTTGTGCATTGGTTTCTGCCGTTTTTGCACTTGCCGCACTGTTGGCGGCATTTGTCGCATTTGTGGCTGATTTATCCGCCGCCGTCTGTGCGTTTGTGGCACTTGTAGCGGCGCTATTAGCACTGCTTGTTGCTGACATTGCTGACCCTGTTGCACTGTCTGCACTGGACTTAGCGCTGTCTGCCAAATGGCTTGCACTGTCCATGCTGTGTTGTGCACTCTCCGCATATTTCCTTGCGTTGTCCTCGCTATCTGCGGCGTTTTCTTCACTATCTGCGGCTAATTCTGCCGACTGCTTAGCCTCTGCCGCTTTATCGGTCGCAACCTGTACATTAGCCGCTGTAGTGTCCTGCAACCGCAATATTGTATCCAACGTATCCTTAGCCTGTTCCGGCGTGGGTATAGCTTCGCTGTCGCCCAGGCTATCCTTGATGTGCATGGTCAATACATTTGACTTAGCAACCAATCTGTTACCCTGCGTTGCTACCCATTGCAGTTTAACATCACCAACATATCGCAGCATTGACGATTCGACGGATAATTTATTATCCACAATCGGTGCGTCATACACAACGCCGTCAACGTATTCAAAACGCAGTCTGTATGTATCGGCATTTTCCACTACTGGCTGTTTTACTACTATTGTCCGTGCGTTTGTTTCGCCCAAATAACCTAACAATGTAGTATCAGAATACACCGAAAAATCATCTGTAATCGTTATGTTCATCAATCTAACCAGCCTTTCCTCGACATGAAATCATAGATTTTATTAGCAATGGCTTGTCTACCGCATTCGTTTGGGTGAACAATGTCCGACGAATCTGTATTATGCACCATTAGCTGTTCGCATGGCAAGCCTTTTTCCATGTTGGCTGTATCAGCGTCAGTAGCTGTCAATCCAACATCTGTCAATGCCTGCTCGGACGCCAAATACGCATTTATGTCGACGAAATTATCGGGATATGTCAACGCCAATGTCGAATTGATAGTATCCAGCGTTGCACGGTCAGACCCGTCAGGCTCAAAACTTGAAGTCAACGAACACGTTTCGCCCAAAATGATGAATTTGTCGTGACTTACATATTTAACGGCGTTTGCATAGTTATCCAAAATGCCGTCAACAACATGATTTCCCGCACTTGCGAAATCATTCTTTCCAAACCAAAATATACACGCATGATGTTTACTGCCCATATCGTCGACTACAATTTTTGTTCTAGGTTTGACAGAAATTGCACTACCGTCAGAATCACGAATGAATTTAATTTTTGTGTAGTCTGAATTGCTTGCTTTAGATAAACGTCCACGAACACCATTAATAACGCATGGAACATATGCTGTTGCGGAGTAAGCAAATAGATTTGCAATATTTCCAGATGTGCATTTAATATCAGTTAATTGCACTTCACCGCTTGCAGGAATTTGATTATTTGTCAATGTCACAAATACCTCATTACTACCCAATCTCGCAGTAACCATTCCTGACGATTGAGAAGATATGCCGTAATTGCAGACATTATAATTATCACCTAACTTAGACTGTAAATAATCTGCAAAGGATGTCCCCCCAGTTGCAATCATTTCAACTCGGCTGTCGCCCCAACAGTCAATTACATGGCTGTCAACGTTAAAACTTTCTATTCTGCCCTTGATATTTTCCAGCATTTGTGATTTAGTGTCTGCGTACTGTTCAAAATATTCAGCATAGTAAAACGGATTTGATGTATCACGATTAATGCAAATCGCATAGAATTTACTATCATTATTTATTATAGAACTTTGGTCTGTAACTCTGATATACGCAGTATTGCTATCTGAAACTGTATATACATAAGCACCATTACTATCTTTGGCACACGGATATTGTGATGAGCGTGCTATGAATTTTTTACTGGAATCATATTCGGAAACATACACAACGTTTCGCGATGTCATTGCCACTGATTTGCTGTTTGTTGCCGCACAGTAAATTACATCGCCCTTTGCGGCCGATATGTACCCAGTTGTGGAATTGTTTTCGTTGCTGGTTTCCACGCCTGCCGCACTGATTATCGTATTTGTTTTTAATGCAGCTTTGTCAAAACGGTTTACCGGTATTACAATTTCCTGACTGATGTCAAAAACATCTGACATTATGCTGTCTGTAATGTCAGCCCTGTCTATCAGATTATCAATGTTTTCTTCCTGCGTTTCATTGTCATGTTTCAGCGTTGACACACTAGCTGCCAGTGTTGATATGTCAGACTTATTCTGCTCAATATCGGTTACTGCCTGCATGACTTCCTCAGCTGCTGTCACAGCTCCCTGCGATGCCTTTTTCGCTTCTTTGGCCTGTATTTTCATATCCTCCAATGCAGTTACAGCCTGTTCATAGGTCGGTACGGCAACACCGTCTTCAATGCTGATTTCAATTTGCAATTCAAATACGTTTGATTTGCCTATCAGTTCGTCACCTTTTGTAGCTATCCACTGACAATTTACTATTCCGGTATCTCGCAGCATTGACCCTGTTACAGTTAATTTTCCGTCAACAATTTCAGCGTCATATATAACGCCGTCAGGATATTCAATTCTTAACGCATATGTATCTGCACCGATATCGGGCTGGTCAACATTAATAATTCGTGCATTGTTTTCGCCCATGTAACCCAGAATTTCAAAATTACATTTTGCTAAAAATCCATTGCAGATTTTAATTCTCAACAAAATTATCACCTCATTCGCTCATTTCAAAAGTTGGTATTATTGTATGGCCTGCTTCGTCAAAAATATCTGTAATTTCCAGTATTAATGCTTTGCCGCTATCTCCGTGCATGTTTTTTATGGTTACTATTGATCCGACTGTAGCGTCATATGGTAAATCTCTGCATTCCCCGTCGCTATAACTTTTAATGCTATTATTTACCCTTAATTCATTAATGCCCTTCCAGTATAACAGGCCTTTATATTTTGAATCCGTCATTGTATCGTCATTATCAGTGATATCAGTAGCGTCAATATACGTTTCAAACCTATTCCAACCACTTGGCTCATTAGCTTCTATCATTACTACCCTAGACAAGTCTTTGCCGTTGCGTTCACCGACTACAACTGCCACATTTTTATACGGTGTTACATCCTGATATATTCTGACAGACTGGACATCATCTCTCTGCTGGCTAAGCACCACACGTTCGGTTTTATCTGTTTTAAAATCAAATTTTAACGTTAATTTGCTAGCTGCGTTTTCGTCAAATTCAACATGCCAGCCAAATTTATATGACGTACAAATGTCAACCAACAATTCGTCCAGTTTATCGCCTATATACTGCTCATTGATTTTCTCAGACAGTTCGATTTTTTCTATGTTTGATGTGTCAACGACAAAATTTGGGAACGCTCTTTTGCCTGACGTATTATCAGCAATAATATCACTAATCATCTTAACCGGATAATATTCATCAACTACATGATATCTTGTATAAACCACTCTTTGCCCCAAAATGCAGCCAATGTCACGCCCTGATACAGTAATAACGTTATTTCCGTCATTGTCTGTTTCGATATCAATATTTTCAATCAACATGACTTGATTTTTGTCACTGCGTTTTAATATTCTTCTGGGTTGTAATATGTTTTGCATTTCGGTGCTGTAGTTTACTTTTAATTCAAATTTCCCCAGCTCATAAAAACGCTCAATCCACGTCAGCGATATATATTCCCTAACTATCCCCACAACTGATAAATTGTTATTTAAAACAAATAATTGCATATCGCTCACCTAAATTCCGTTAAATGTTGGGATATATTCCATTTGTGCTTTTATTGATCTATAAAACGATATTTCAAAATTGTTGTCACCTGGTAATAAATCAGGAAACTCTGAATACGTTGAAATATAGTTCGTCACATTAGCAGTATAATAATTGCCCGACGATTTATATAATAACTCACACGTTTTATTATCAATATCAACAGTCAATTTTGCACTATAATCAGCAGAAAAGAAATTATCAAATATTTCAGTCTTTGCGAATTTGATTTGCTGTCCTGTGTTTTTGTTTTTTATTTCAGGTGATCCCAAAACACTGCTTGTTGCGGTTAATGATATTTTAAACCCACTAGCATTTACATTTCCTTTGTTTTTAAATGTCAATGTTTCGGTTGCAAAACTGTCATTCCCGTATGTGCAGTTCATTAAATACGTTTCTTTTTCTCCTGATGTAAAAAACGGATTTTCACAAATTATAGAAATTTGTGGACTTTGTCCTTTTTCAAAATAATTATTTTCAAAACTTTCAACAATACCTGTAATAAAAAATGGTAATTTGTTTTCTGTTTTTATTTCAATGTTTACAGACATCTGCGGCAGTAGCAATTCATACAATTTTCTGCGATTTTCTTCGACAGGCTTGCGCATTCTGATTTGCAAAAGTATGTTACGGTAGTGGATATTTTTACTCGTGATCAGACTGCCGTTGCCGTGTTTATTGATTTGGACAATATCAGCGGCAACAGGATTTAATCCGCTGCATTTGTATAAATAGCACAGTTTAGTATTGCACAAATCTATACTAACCCCCGCATTGTTGCTGATTTTAAATTTGTAAATCACTTTTATTTACCTGCCTTAAAAAATAGTTTATTAGACTGCCTTGCAATTTCAGAAGTGCTCAACGCTTTAGGTGCATTGATTGTCTGATTATATGTATTTATAATGCTGTTGGAAGGCATTGATTGATATTGTGTTATCCCTGTATTTACCTGGTCTAAAGTATTTTGCATATTGCTCATTACACCTCTGAAATTTTCATCCATAAAATTGGAAATATTATTAAATACGTTTGGCAATTCATTCATAGCGCCAGTTTTGACGCCATTTGCAAAATCATATCCTGCCGTTTCTCCTGCACTTGAGGCTTTATCAGGTAGCTTTTTCATTTCTTCTTCGCTTGCAGTAACTAATGCTTGCATTTGATCGACCATTTCCTGCTTTACACCAGGTGTCTTATTCTTCACAGCTGTTTTCATGTTTGCCAATTCGGTTTTAAAATTTTCAGTCTGTTCTTTTAGTTGTTTCTTTGTGCCATTTTTGGCTGAAATGAATCCTTTTTGCATTTTAACCAACGCTTTGTTCATTTTGTTTACATTATTAGTTAAAACGGCAGCACTCAGACCTTCGTAGTTGTCTATTGTTGTTACATATTCAGTATAGGTTTTTTGTGCATCGTTCAGTTCTTTCTTTGCAGTATCTAACTCACTCTTTTTCTGTGATAGTTCAAAACTATTGATTTGTCTTATTCGGCCTGCCAATGATGTCATTTCGGCACCGTGTGCTTGTGCATACATCGGATCACTGTCGGCACGAATTTTCATTGTGTCATATGTTTTCTGCAGATTATCTCGCCTTGCAACAACTTCGTCATATTCACTTTGATATTCTTTTAGATTGCTTTGTGCATTAGTCACAGCTTTTAATGCATCATCTTTGTTCTTAATTGCATCTTGATATGCCGTTTCGCTAGCATTTAATGTTGCCTCAGCACGTTTCTTTTCAATCGTTTCATCAATCTTTTTGATCACATCATCATAGCTTTGGATAACATTGTCATTCATTGTAATTTCTTCGTCAGTAGCCTGTGATAGTTCATTAACAATGAATTTTGCCCTATCCTCATATCCTTTTTTGACTTTACCGTTTTTGTCACATATTTTTTGCAACTCATCTTTCAGTTGTGAATAGTAATCAAACTCTTTATCGATTCCACTCATTGCTTCATCTTTGGCAGTCTTCCAGTCTTTATATTTATCTGTAACTTTTTTTACTTCCCTGCTTAACTTTTGATTCCCTTTTGTTAATTCTGCATATTTAGGGGTCAATTTTTCAACATTATGTTTAGCCTTGACAAATTTTTGTATCAAAGCTCCTATAGCGACTGTTAATCCGATTACGCCTAGCGCTTTTGCGTTTAACGGATTACTTGATTTAAACAATAATGCTTCTGATTTTAATGTTTTCAATGCCGTTGAAATTGTTTTGAGCGTGCTAGCAAATTTACTTAATTTGTTAATTGCAAACATAACAGCAAACGCACCGGCAATAGTCGTGGCTGTAGTCTTTACTTTGTCTTTGTTGTTAATCAGATAATTAACAACATCTTCGATTTTGCTTGCAAATCTTTCAATGCCCTCAACAATCTGCGGTGAATATTTATTGATTATTTCTTCTGCAAAATCGGATAATTTTATTTTAGCTTTCTGAATAGCTATTTGTGTTTTGTCAAGCCCGTCAGTCATACCGCTGTATGTATCTTCGATAGTGCCCTGTGATTCGCTCAGGTCATTCATCAAATCCTCATACTCAAAACGTCCGCCCTTTATTGCATCGGCAAGGTCAGGTCCTGCTTTTTGACCAAAGGTTTCAATTGCATTTGCAGTTGCGTCAGCTAACGTTGGTGCTTTCTCGATTTCGTCAAGCGTCTTTTTAAATTCTTGCGTACTGTCTTTTCCTGCCTTGCCCCAACTTCCTATTGCGGTTTTCATACCGCTGAAAGCTATCTTTGTATTAACACCAGCTTTTTCCCAGCTAGCTAATAATGCAGTGCTTTCCTCAAACGACAGCCCCAATGCTCTCATCGGTGCACCATAGCTGGTCAACAGTTCAAGCAATGTATTTGCACTTACTCCGGTTTTCTGTCCGGCTGATGTGACTGTGTCTAATAATTGGCTATAGTTATCAGCGTCAATTCCAGCGTCGCCCATTGTTCGTGCAACCAGTCTGACACTTTCGGTAACATCTGTGCCGTTGATTTTAGCAAACTGCATAAATTTCGTTGTGGCGTCTGTCAGCTTGTCTCCAGTAAATCCAAACCGTGTGTTTACTTCACCTGCTGCCGAACCCATATCCTCAAAACTGCCAACAACATTACCTGCAACATTTTTGTATGCGTCAGCTAATTCTTCCGCTTGCTGTCCTGTTGCCCCGGTCTTAGCAATTAACGTATCACGTCCGCTATCAACCTCTTTAAACGTTGCAACAGCCTGTGTTGACAGATTTTTTAATCCGTTTATTGCAGACGTAATGCCTTGCGCGACCAGATTACCTAATGCGATTTTAAACGTGCCAACAGATTTACTTGCTTGCTCGTTTGCAGTCTTATTATTCTGCAGTGACTTATCTAACTTGTCAGCTGCTTCCTTTGCCCCTTGCAATTTTGACTTATTTTCTTGCAAATTGCTTGAGAGATTACCAATTTTGGTTTTAAGTTCTTGCGCCGATGTGCTATTTTTCCCTTGCTCAATAACCACATCAGCATACTTTGATTTCAGCTGCTTTAATTCTGATTCTTGCTTGCTGATTTTATCGGTCAGCTTTTCGGTGGCTGTTTGTGTTTTATTTTCTTGCTCTTTTGCCTTGCCTAATTTTTCTGTATATTCACGTATCTGATTTTCGGTTTTCGCAACCGCCGCCTGCTGATTTAATATCTTAATTTTTAAATCCTGTGCGCCTTTGCTGTCTTCGCCCTGTGCCTTAGTTACACGATCATATTGTTCCTGCAAGCTTTTCAGCTTTTTTTGTTGTGCTTCGTGGTTGGTGTTCAGCTGTTTCAGCTTTGCGGTCAATCCGTCACTTGATTTAGACCAATTATCCATACCAGCTGTAGCAGCTTTAAACTCGGCATTAGATTTTTTTATAACTCTTTCAGCTTCCTGAAATTCCGCTTTTAAATCAGATATGTCAACTTTAAACTTGGTTGTTGTTTCATTTGCCATTATCTCACCACCTAGAACCAATCGTCTTCTGTAGCCTCGACATTTTCAATTGGAATGCCGTCGGTTGTATAATTTTCACTGATTTCTTCATTTTTTCTGCTGACATAATCAGCATAGTCGTTTATTAAATCAAAAACATCAAATGCGTATTCGCGTTGCAATGACAACGGATTTATTGACGGAAAATGCTCCGAAATAACGCATTCGATATCAAATAAAGATTGAGAAAAGGACAGCTTCTTAGGGCTGTCCTCACTCAGTTTTTTGAGCTTTTACCACCATTTAAGCGCTTAAATGATTTAAAAACTACGTCCATTATAACCTCAACGATATCAGCAATATCGGCGTGCTGAATATCATCTTCGGTTGCGTCAGGAAATATATCCAGCAACAGGTTGGTTACTTCATCTAACGCATTTTTCACAAACGAATTAATGATTCCATACAATTCGTCGCCCTCAAATTCGTCTTTGTCCTGTAATACTTCGTCAAGATTTATCAGTTTAATAATATTTTTAACCGTCCCGAAAAGTAAATGATATTCACTTTGCTTTAACGTCTTAACTACTTTGCCTTTTTTATAGATTTTTAATTCCAGCATTATTCAATTACCTCTTCATCTGTTGCTGTATTTTCTGTTACTTCATCTGACAGACTATTAACTGTTAGTTTTTTTTTAAAAAATCCTTATAGCTGTCGACTTCGTAAACTTTTGAGAAAAATTCGTCCATTGTGATTTTTTCATTGCCATTCTGACTTACCTTGAACCTGTAGGCGTTCTTTCCTGTGTCAGCAAATTTGTGAATGGTTGAGATTGGTGTATATTCAAACTCATCTCCATTGCTGTCTGTACCATTTTTAGTTTTGTGGCTCTCAGGTGTAGATGTGACCTTTCCTTTCAAGAACCAACACATTACCTTTGTGCCGTCTGTATTTTCATACATGTATCCAACTGCCAAATACGGCTTTTCTGCATCCAGCACTTCGCTTACGCAGCCGTTTTCTGCATCATAGTCCTGACCGTTTATGAACGCTCTGTCTTCCTCTGACAATGCCGAACCGCTAAACTTAACTGTCGGGCTGTCTTCATTTTCAATAATTACAGCCGGTTCATCATCATAGTTTGTAATTTCGGTTGATGTCTTCTGGTCATTGGACATCTCTGACGCGCCCATTATTTTACGGACTTCTGTCTCATATGTAAGCGAATCAATTGTATCAGTGACCAACTTCGCAACCCATACACCCTTTAATTTTCTGTGTTTGCTTTTGACTTTAATTTCTGTTGCCATAGTTTTTATCTCTCCTTTTGAATGTAAATAACTGTTATTCCTCTGCCAATATGTGACTGATTGCCGCTTGCAACGTCGTGACCTTTTTCGTACATTTCAAAACCATTATTTTTCAACAATTCAGCTGCGTTTCGCAATGTTTTATAAACATTTGCAGGATTATTACTGTAAAAATTAACGTCAAATTCGTATATTGTTTCTGTCTCTTCGTCGTCATAATAGCTATCATTCTCAGCAGACGAATTCCAAAACGTAAAAAAATCATCGGGAAAAGGCTCGTTTTCCAGCAATGAGCCTTGACGCCGAACCGGATAACCGACTTTTGACAAAACGTCAATCAACAAATCTTCAACATCTTGCTGTACACCGGTATACTCTGTGTTTTCTGTCATTTCTCCATTGCCTCCTTTATCGCCTTTTCAAAAATCTCTTTTTGCGCCGCTGAAACTTCTTTTTTTGTTTTAGGACCGTAAACTGCCGCTTTCAACCCTTTGACAGGTGCCATTGTTGGTGTGCCGTACATTAACATTACAGTTCTCAAACCGCTAATATCAAAATTAAATCCAACGCCAATACTACCGACAGTGCCTTTCCAGTTTACAGTATCATCAGACAAAACGCTTTCTTCAGATATGCCGGTAGAATACTTTCCTTTTCTAGGCAAATTCTTTTTTCTTACTGCTTTTTTTACTTTCGGCTGGATAATTTCAAAACTTTTCTTTAACGCCTGTTCTGTAGTGCCTTTCAGATTATTGCTTATGCGGTCAATCTTTTCTGCCATTTGCTCAAATCCGTCAAACGACAGTGATACTTTGTTTGCCATTACGCACCGCCTGCGATTGCACGAATTTTAAATTTAAGTATTCTATTGGCTTGTTCGATATTTTCAGGTGTTCCCATAATCTCATACTGATTTCCAAATCTGTCATAAACAATACAGTCAGCTGTCAGGTCGGGGCGATAACGTGTTTCAATCGTTGCCGTGTCTTCTGTTACAACAACATCGTTTACGGTGATCTCAGTCCCGCCAAACGTACGGCAGGAACAATGGAAAATCTTTTTTTCTCCGTATGATTTAGTTGTAACGCCTTTTACAATTTCCGTTTTTGGTTTTGAAAACCACATTGGTGTAAGATATGGAAAATTAGGTTTATAGTTCATATTCAACCACGTCCTTTGCGGCTCATTTCCAACTTTAACTGTAAAATCATATCGTCCATAGCTTTTCGGCTGTTACGGCTTTCAAGTGTACTCATCCCATGTGTGTTATATAGTTCATCAATATACATCAATGCTATTTCTTTTGCCCTTGGGTCGTCACGTGGATAATCGTCGCCGACAGCACCTCGCAGATAACTGTCGGCTGAACGAATTATTGAATTGATACGTTGCTCCGTTGGGGCGTCAATATAGTCAATACCTAGATACTGATAAACCTCGTCTTGATTCAACATCAACGTATCCACTTTTTAACACTCCTTAAGCTGTTGTAGTAGCTGTTGATGCAGATGTATCTATAGTTCCACGAACAAATGCATCGCCGTCAAGCAATGTATAATCATCACGACAGATTGCTCTGATAATTGTCATATTCTTTTCGAATGCGTTGAAACCACCGATAGATGCAACACTTGATCCGTCAATAGATATTGACTGTCTATCCCATTTACAAATAGCTGCCTTTAAATCGCCGACAATAAATGGAACCTTTGTGCCTGTGCTTTCGAGAACGTCATTAGGAATAACTACCACAGGGATAACATTAACGCCGCATCTCAACTGCAACTGTGCAGGTGCTGTTGGATCAGGGTTTAGCAATGGTCTGCCGTTTTTGTCATCAAGCTCTGAAAGATACTGCAGGCCGTCGTCATTAGTATAGATTTTAACGCCAGCCTTGTAAGCCTGTCCCAATGTTACATTTACGGCCTTTGTGATACCCTTGATATTCTTAAAATCAGTAGCGTCCTGTGCGTTGATAATTTCAAGGACCTTATTGTTACATGTCTTTGTTTCAGCTTTGCCAAGCCAATCTGAAATAATGCCTAAAATATTAGCTGTGCTGTCAGCAATAAGGTCATTTGAAACAGGAAGGAAACCTGCTCTGTCCTGGATTGTATATGTAACTCTCTCGAACTTAGGTGGCTCAATCTGTCCTGTTATTGCACCGTTCTCGTCAAGGTCAGCAAACGGTGTAACGTCGGTTTTCTTCTGATATGTTCTTGCACCCTTGTTAGTTGATACATTTACAACTCCAATTTCGTTCAAAAAGCTGAAATGCGTTTCAGGCCATTTATTAACCTGTGTCTGAATGTCTTCCGGAACAGTATAGCCACCATTCTCATCAACACTTTCGGAAGGAACTTCAACGCTCTTTTTTGCAACAACGCTTTTTACAAATTCAGCAAACTTTTCAGACTTTGACTTTTCCTCTGGAGTATGTGCTGCACCACTCATGGCTACAAGTGCCTTTTCCTTATCTTCCAGCTTTTTCTTTACATCAAACTCATTCTGCAGCTTTTCAACTTCATCAATGACAGCATTGGCCTTGTCAAATTCGCCTGCGTCTGATAACTTCTTTGCTTCCTTTGTCTTTGCGTCAAGTTTGTCAAAAATTTCTCTTAATTCTTTTGTCATATGTCATTCTCCTTTATTTTGTGATTTGTAATTTCAGCAAGTCTGATTCTTGCTTTGATTTCGGACTGTTTTTTTTCAAGTTTTTCTTCCTTTGCTTTGCAAACGCCAGCTCTCGGCTGCGCAGGAGTTGGAACGAATGAAACTTCATACGCTTCCTCAACTCCGTCAATCAACATTTTGCATGTGACTTTTTCATCTCCCACAACATACTTACGGCCTACCCAATGGCAGCAATAGCTTTCCTTGTTGTCTTTGCCGCAGATATTGCAAATCACCTTTGCAGGTTTACAGTTTGTAGAAACTTCTTTCAGGATTCCGTATTTTATATCTTCAATCAGTTTTTGATTCTTGTCAGTTATCGGAATGTAAATCTTAGCAATTAATTCTGCGTGTTGTTCGCCCAGTTCGGTTACTGTGTTGCTTTTCACAACCTCGGTGTCAAATACACGTCCGCACTGGTCTTCTTTATGATTCATCATCACGACTTTACCGACATACAGCTTTGCCAAATCTTCAATTGATTTCAGATTAAACGGCTCATAATTTCGATCGTCCTGCTCATTGTCTGCAAACATAGCTTTAAAAACAAACACGTCCTCAGCTGTCAGCGGTGAGAGCGTGTACTGATTGATTTTCGCAATATCATCTTCTGTGGTTTCCATTGCTTTCAAACTTGCAGATTTGCAAATCATATTTTCAATTTTATCCATTATCCCTCACCCCCTTTCGCTGGCTCAATTGAATATTGTTTTCCTGCTAGTTCCGCAGGCATATACGTTCCGTTTACTAACAATATATCGCCCCCTGGTTTTGACGGCTTGTCAAGCATTTCTCGTGCCTCGTTCAGCGTATATATTCCGCCTGTTACCGCCTCTTTCAGTGTCTTTATCTGCGTTTCCATATCCGCACGCAGTATTGACGCAATATTAAATTTCGCATATATACCATTCGCAATGTCCTGGTCACTCATCAGCTTATATGTGATTTCTTCTTCATACTGCTTTATTGGATACAGCAATGTATCTATATAAAAACTCAACTGCTGTGCCTGTGCCGACGAATATGACGATTTCTCATAATCGCCTATTTGATTAGGCTTGATACCGAATGCTGATGCTATCTGCAATGCGGTATATTTACGCAATTCCAGGAACTGATTATCAGCCAGCTTGCCATTCCATGGCGTTAAGTTAAAACCACATGGAATAGGAATAATATTTCTGATTCCTTCGTTTTTCAAATCTCCGTGGGCATAACTTTCGGTCAGTCTGACTAACTCTTTTGTGCTTTCATCGTTGATTGATCCTGTATAATTCAGCACTGCCTTAGCAGTAAAACCGTCGTCATACAGTTGATTCAGCATTTTCTGTGATTTCTTGCCGCTGTCAATAGTGTTTGCCAGCTGTTCACGAACAGAAATACCAACCAAACCGTCAATAGTATTAGATGTTTTAAAATGCATTACTTCGCTTGACTTCAACATGTATTCATGGCCGCCATGAGAATATTTGTAATAAACATCTGTCTGATCTGCCATTATTTTTGCATCGTCATATATGATTTGCACTTCGTTAAATGGCAAAATCCACAAGTTTGTCTTATCCCCGAGACCGTCAATCCAGACATATGCATTTCCAAAATGGTTTCGGTTAAATTCAACTGTTGACCAAAATACTGATGATGTCATATACAGATTAGGACGGTCATGCAATACCTTGTATAAATTATGGCAATATGCAGTTTCGACACCGCCATTTGTTCCACGTTGCAGCACTTTTAACGGCATTTTTCCAATAGATTCACTCAGTACTTTCAGGCATGCAAAATATGTTGCCTCACTCAGTGATTTACCGCTTGCCGTATCCTTATCCAGTCCCAGGAAATTTAACAGCTGATCCATTTCTATTGTCGGTCTGCCATAGTTCACAAACGCTTTGACCGCCGATTTTGTTCTTCCAACTATACTCATTATTTCTCACCACCTTTTAATGCGTCTAAATAGCTCTGTAGTGCGTCTTTAACATCAACGGCAACTTTATCCCTGCCGCCTACAAAAACGCTGTGTGCGTCGATACATGCGTCGACAGGGTCAATTCTTTTCTGACGTTTACCGTCACGCTTATCAACTTTGATTTCGTCAAAACTATTTGAAACAGTTTGTGCGTTCAGAAAACTCCACACCAGCAATTCATTTTTTCTGTTATATTCAATCTTTTCCGACTTGACTAGCAATTGCATGTCGACAGTTGCGTCATTAAGCGAACGGCACGACTGTTTAACACAGATAACTGGGCAGCCGAAATCTTCCAATTGCTCACGAATGCCGTCAAAGTTATGCGGGTCAACGGCGATAGCGTCATATGTCAGCTCATATTTTTCTTGCAATTCGTGCAATTCTTTGATTATGAAACCATAGTCATTTTTAAAATCCGTTTCTCCGCCGGTAACTGTGATTAATTCCATTTGTTCCCACAAATCATACGGTGCCAAGTCAGTCTGAACATGCTCCAGCATTCTTCCTCTCGGCATATAGCTGTGGGAATAAAAATAATACTTATCATCGTCTTCAAATTCCATTGAATGCGTTGTCAGGTCTCCTCCTGATGACAGGTCCAGTCCTACAACACAATGCTGTCCTCTGAAATCTTCTAGTGTTTTATCACAACCGCAATTTTTAAACTTTTCACTATCGACAAACTCGCAATCCCGATTTTCTACCCATAGATTCAGGCATTTTATCATAAAATCTCGAAGCTCTGACCCGCCCATATCCTTTGCGGTCTGTGCATCGGCTTTCAGCGTTTCAAACAACTCTTCATTCCCTGGGGCACATATAAATGGATTTGCTTTCACCCAGTTACTTGGGTCCCAAATATCGTCTTTTTCATCTAGGCAATAAATATCAACAAAAAAATCCTCAGCGGTCGTATTGCCGTTAAGGATTTTAATGCAGTAATCGTCCATTTCCTTGCAGAAACTATTCAGATTATCGCCTCGTGTTGTTATCATTGATACCAATGTTTCCGGAAGACTTCTTGTTCCGTTGTATAGTGCTTTGTAAATTTTGTTGTCTTTATGCTGATGTATCTCATCAATACTACAAAATATGCTTCGGAATCCGTCGTCAAGTCCGCTTTCCTTGCTCAGTGCCTCAATGGTGCAGTTTGTTTGCTTATCTTTGATCAATGATACATAATCTTTCACGTCAAACAATTCTTGCAAATCGGGGTCTATGCTTATAAACTTTGACATTTCTTCCCATGCTAATCTTGCTTGACGCTTCTTTGTCGCAACAGTAAATAACTTACCGAAATGGTAACCGCTGAATCCGGCAATATATGTTCCCATTATTCCGTTTTCAAATGTTTTACCATTCTGTCTAGCTACCGACTTATAACGTCTTCGGAAACGTCGCTTGCCATTAACGCATTTTTTCCAGCCGAATGTGCAGCCGACATCAAATGCCTGACAATCCAGCAACCTAACTGGTTTTGGCTCACTGCCTTCGGCTATTGTCAATGTTTCAGAATATTCAATCACCTTTTGCGACGCTTTAATGTCCCAATAATACGGAAATTCATCTGTATTCTGACGTCTCAGGTCGTCAAGATGCCGTTTACAAGCTAATATGTGCAACCTACCCATTTTAATATCGCCATTAACAACTTTTTCGGCATATTCGGTTACTCGGTCGGTCATGATGTATCACTGACGCTTTTCAACTTCTCAAATACGTCAAAATAGTAAAAATCATATACACTCTTGTCATTTGATAAACAATATTGCTCGATTTTCGGGTTTTCATTTAAATTACTTGATGTTTCCAACACAAAATAGTCATTTTTGGTTTTCATCAATATTATTTTAGCGTGATTATTTAAAACATAATTGTTCCAGCCATTCTTCTTGCATTGTTCTTGATATCGTTTATAATAATTATATTTCTTCCTGCTATTTTTATTGGCGTTCTGTTTGTCCAAATCTCTTTGCATCGTTGATACAAAGAAACTAGCTTTTTCCAACATATTTGTATTTCGCATTTGCAACAAATAATTAAATTGTTTCTCGCCAATTCGCAATGTTGATGCCGTCAATTCTTCAATCTTTGATTTTTCTGCGATGTATTTTATAAACGTTATTGATGCCAAACCGCCACTCAACGATATTAATCTATAGCATTCTTCGGATGTTGGTAGTTCTCCGTTCAATATTTCATTCAGATTTTTTACTGATAATGGCAAAACAAAACTTTTACCACGCTTTTTTGCAGATTTAAAAAACAGATTATCGTTCATTACCCAGCTCCTTCAGTAAATTTTATAAACTTGTTCTTAGGCTTTTCGTCTTCTTCAACCTTTGGGACAACCAGCTTGCACCTTGCTGTTATTGTCATTCCCAGGCTCGACGCTAGTGTATGACATTGCTTAAATGCCTTATCTTGATTCTTCATAATCTGCTCAGTCATATATGGGTCGTCAAGTACTTCTTTTTTTAACAACTGCTTTGACATTTTCACATATAATTCACTGGCGACAACATATCTTGCTAATGTATCGCAATCGGTCTCGCTCATAATGCCAATAGCGCTTAGCTGTCTTGCATATTCGTCAAACTCAGACTTCTGTTTCTTAGTCAGCCAGTCAGGTGCTTCAATGTTATCGGTTAATGGCTGTACCTCTGTGTTTTTTCTCGTTTCAATCTCATTTTTAGTCAGATGTTTTTTGCCTTTTGCGATTATTAAATCAATTGGCTGCTTCTGATTCGGCATTATGGTCACCTCGCTTTTAAATCTGATCGGGGAGTTTTTTGCACAGGGAGTTTCCCTTGTGTACGGTTCTCCCAAAATTCTAAAACTTTCCAGACTACCCCCTGGGTTTGCGTTTTTGAAAGCGCTTATGCTCTTCGTTATGGCAGTTAAGACATAACGCTTCAAGATTTTTGAAGTCAAATCGTCGTTCCCAGCCGTCGGGAGTAGACAAATATCGTTTATGATGTACTTGCGTTGCTATTGATCCGCAGCGTTCACATCTGTAGTTGTGTTCTTGCAGATACCTAGCAGCTGTCATTTTCCATTCATTTGATTTGTAAAATGCAGCGTTACGTTTATTGCGTTTATTTTTGTCATAATCATGGTCATATTGCCTTTTGCGCTCCGCTTTGCGTTTTTCTATTATTCCGTCAATGATTATCTGACAGTCAGGGCAATATGGTTTGCCATATGGAATATATTTACCGCACTTGGCGCATTTTTTTATCAACATAAAATCACCAAAACAAAAACAGCACCTACGAATGTAGATACTGTTTAAGAAATAATTGAGAAAGGGAATACCGACAAGAAAGGACCGGCAATTATTATGGAGGTCGTAATGACCATAAACCAATCGCCCGAACTGCCACAGTTAAGTGACAGTTGACGATTAAATCCGCTGCTGTCAAGGAATGATAACAGCGGATATAGATGATGTGCTAGTCTTTTATATTCCGCACACTAGCCGGCGGAATGGTACGGACTGCGGAATTGCACCGCACGAATTGTGTCAGTGTGGAGAAAAGACGTCAGATGTTGCCTGAAAAATACAAAAAAGAAACAACATTGGCAAAGCCAGCACCAACATATTATCGTTTACTAAATGTCCGCATAGGCTGAGCTGTTGCCCAGCCATGTCGGAGCAAATCTTTATAAATCCGACAGTTCAAAACCTGTAATTTCAAATACGAACCTATGATATTTTTGTTATTTTTGTTATTTTAGCCTCTGATATACCGATTTTGTAACCTTTTT